TAAAAAATTAGAATCTATGCGTGATCAAGAAGTAAAAGAATTAGCAGAAGTATTGGAGAATCATTTAAATGACCGAATTAGCAATGGAAGAAATTCTGTCAAAGCTAGACCCCAAAACAAGAAAAAGGGTTCAAGCAGCAACAGAAGTAGAAATAGAAAAACAGTCAACACCAAGCCTCAGTCTTAACGTAGGACTAAAAGGTGGTCTAGGATATGGCAGACAAATCCTAGTATGGGGAAATAAATCTGCTGGTAAATCATCTTTTTGTTTACAGATGATTGGTGAAGCACAAAAAGCTGGAAAGACATGTGCGTGGATTGACTCTGAAGCATCTTACTCTCCAGAATGGGCAGAAAAGCTAGGAGTAGATTCTAGTAAATTAATTTACTCTTCTGCTAAAACAATCAATGACATGGTAGATGTTTCAGTAAACCTAATAAAGGCTGGAATAGATATTCTTGTTGTTGATTCAATTTCTGCATTACTTCCTGCTATCTATTTTGAAAAAGATGGAAACGAACTAAAGGATCTACAAGACACAAAACAAATTGGTGCAGAAGCAAAAGACATGACTCATGCAGTCAAGATGCTTAACTATGTAAATGAAAACACTTTGCTTGTTCTAATTTCACAACAAAGAAATAGTTTTGGAGGAATGCATGCAACTCATATCCCAACTGGCGGTATGGCTGTCAAGTTCTTCTCATCAACTATTATAAAGCTATGGTCGTCAGAGTCTGAAGCCAGTTCTATTAAAGATAAGGTGTCTGTTGGAGATAGATTAATCGAACAGCGTGTTGGTCGTCCAGTAAACTGGACAATTGATTATAATAAAACAGGACCACAATTTATTAGTGGATCATATGACTTTTACTTTCAGGGAGACCATGTTGGTGTAGATAAGGTTGCAGACCTTGTTGACACAGCAGAGCTTATGGGTATTATCGAACGTGGTGGTGCTTGGTACACCGTACTGGACCAGAGACTTCAAGGTCGTGCAAAGGTTGTTGAGTATGTTAGAGAAAACCAAGAAGTGTTTGATACTTTAGAGTCACAGGTATATTCAAAACTATGAGTATAAATCCAGAAGACTTTATTAAGTTAAAAAAGAATGATGAATCAGAAGGACTAAAGGTAACTGGAACATTTGTTTGCCAAACCTGTATGGAGTCAATTGGATTTGCTGTTCTTAATGAAGATGAAATGGTTCTTAACTATACTTGTGCTGCAGGTCATAACAATGAGGCAAAGCTGTGAGTGAAGCAGGAGAACTAAAAAGAATAGGTGCTAAAGCACACAAAAATTCTGGTCGTGGTCAGTATCAAAAAGGTGATGGCACATGGGAAGAATTTATTGTAGATGTAAAAGAGGCAGGTAAAAGTTTTACACTAAATGAAAATGTCTGGTCTAAGATTGTTACAGATACCTTAAGAACAGATATGAATAAATCACCAGCATTACTTTTATCAATTGGTGAGAAAAGAAAGATAAGATTAGCAGTCATTGAATGGGCTGCCCTAGAAGATTTAATGGAGAGAGCAAATGGAATCAACACTTGATTATATTAACCAAGTAACAGAGTTTAATGACATTCATGAGTTTATGAATGATCCAGAACTTGATGAAGCAATGGCAATCATTGTAAAGATTATGATGAAGCCAGATATTCCATCTGTTCAGGCAGTAGCCCTAATTGGCAAACTACAAGCAATGAGTGTTAAGTTTGCTGTACTTGCAACATACTATACAACGGTAGCAAAAGGTCCATCTGGAAGCATTAATAACACAAAGAAAAACGTTTACTATACAATGAAAGATAGTCTTGATAAAATGGTAGATGCATTAAAGTATGTAGCAAGATATAACTTAGGAGCATAATGGCAAAGAATTTAATTAAGACACTAACAACAAAACCAAGAAACACAAAGGTAGATGCTAAAAAGCTTCGTCTTGCAATCGGTAAGTCTTATCTGCAAGGTAAGAATGGAACAGAGTTTAAGAAAAAGAAAACCTTCTCACCCTCTACCGTTGGTTATGGTTATGGTACTTGTGCCAGATACTGGAGCCTAGCATTTACTGGAACTGAATTTAAAGATAGTTTTAATGCTCAGGGTATGGCTGCTATGAATGCAGGTACACAGGCTCATGAGCGTATTCAGGGTGCAATGGAAAAGGCTGGACTGGTAAAACAACTAGAGCGTGAAATTAAATCAGTTAGCCCACCTATCCGTGGGTTTGCAGATATCATCATGGAAATAGATGGCGAAGAAATTGTTGGAGAAATTAAGACAGTTAAGGCAGAAGGTTTTGATATTCGTAAAGACACATCAACTGGAGCAGATAGCCATGTCGTACAACTTTTAATTTATATGAAGGTTTTAGGCTTAGAAGAAGGATTCTTTTTGTATGAGAATAAGAATTCACATGAGCTTGCAGTAATTCCAATTGTAATGTCTGAAGAAAATAAAGTTTATGCTGACTACATCTTTGACTGGATGAAAGAAGTTTATCAAGCTTGGGTGGATGGTAAAAATATTAAAAGACCATTTAAGGAAAACGCATTCCCTTGCACATACTGTCCAATCAAGGACTCTTGCTGGTCAAAGCCAGATGGTAGAACTAAAATTGATTCATTGAAGGTACGCAGTCAATGATCAAAGCTTGTATTGAATGTGGAAATGATTTTGAGTTTAAGACTCACAATCAAAAGTATTGTTCTCAAACATGCTGCAGAATTTCTACAAACAAAAGAATTATGGAAAAGTATTATGCAAAAAAGGAAAGACTTGCAGGTAAGCAAAGACTTTGTTCCTGTGGATCAACACTAAGTATGCATAACCCAGATTCTATGTGTGTCCTTTGTCAAAATAAAAAGAAACAAGAAAGAGCAAATACTGCAAAGGAGGCAATAAAAAGTGCAATTATCAAAGCTACTAAAACAAAAAGCAGATAGAGTACTTGGAATAGATGCCTCAACTGCTTCTGTTGCATTTTGTTTGTTTGAAGATGGAGTGCCAACCAAGATGGGCAAGCTTCCAATAGTTGGAACAGATATCTATGAAAAGATTAAAGATGCTAACAACAAGGCAAAGGCAATACATAAACTTTGTAATCCTGAGTATGTCGCTGTTGAATCTGCTATAATGGTCAGATCTGCAGATGCAGGTCTAAAGATTGCTATGATTGTGGGTGCTATTTTGTCTGTAATTTTAAAGCCACAGACTAAGGTGGTTACAGTTGCACCCATTTCCTGGCAGTCCCATATTGGTAACAAGAACTTTACTAATGCTGAAAAGATGCAGGTACAGAAAGATTTTCCTGGAAAGTCAGCATCTTGGTATAAGAACAAGATCAGAGAAATAAGAAAACAAAGAACAATGGATTTCTTCAATGATAAGTTTGGTACATCAATTTCAGACAATGATGTGGGAGATGCTACAGGAATAGCCTATTATGCATATAAAACGCTTACGGAGCGTCTGTGAAGCTTTATAAGTCAAAATCATGGCTTACCAAGAGGTATGTTATAGATAAAAAAACAATAGAAGAAATTGCAAAGGAATGCGAAACTAGTCACCAGACAATATACAGACATCTGGTAGAATATGGTTTAATCAAAAATCAAAGAACATGGAAAAAGAGATGAAGTTAAATTTAACAGGAGTAAACCTTCATAAGGGTTTTAAAAAGCAGGATATGGGATATCCAACTGCTGCTGCTAATATGGCTCAAGGTTTTGTTGATAATGGATTTAAGATGTCTAATTTTGACTTAAATTCTAAAATCAATCTTTCATTTGCTACGCCAAACCAGCACATTATGTTTTCTGGAGCGTATAATATTTTATACTCTTCTCATGAAACAACAGAGATATCAGACTACTGGGCTGAATGCTTAAATAAGGGTGACGAGGTTTGGGCAGCATCAACATGGACTGCAAATGTATTTAGAAAAAAAATTGATAAACCAATCAATGTTTATCCACATGGTGTGTCTGGAAAATTTGTTCCAGCAAAAAGAAAGCTAAGGGAAGATAAGTTTTTCTTTTTACATACGGGAGAACCTTATGTTCGTAAAGGTGGACAGGTAGCAGTTGAAGCTTTCCTAGAAGAGTTTGCAGATAATGAAGATGTAATAATGATTATCAAAGCCTATGATCATGGTCATACAATACTTGTTGATGATGGAACGGGTAAAAAGGTTGCACCAGAAGTAGCGTATAAGAATGTTAAAACAATTAAACAGTCTTTAGGATTTAATGATTACCTTAAAGTTTTACATAACACACACTGCCTTGTTTATCCTTCATGGGGTGAGGGGTTTGGAATGATGCCACTAGAAGCAATGGCAACAGGGCTACCAACTATTACAACTTGGGAATGGGCAGAATATAAAGACCTAATTGATCACAAGATTGAAAGTCAGTTATCTGATGTACCAGATGGCTTACCAGAGTATCTTACGGATACCTATCTAGGAAAAATTTATCTTCCAGATGTTAACTCTATAAGATATAATATGAAACAGGTTTATGAAAACAGGGAAGAAGAGTTTAAGAAATCTTTTGATAAGTCTATTCAAGTACATAAAGAATGGAACTGGGAAGATATTACTGCTAAACATGCAGTACCAAGAATTAAAGAAATATATGGAGAGTTAAATGTTTGAGTATAAAGATAAAGAAAAGTTTCACATTGAGGTAGATCAAGTAAATCATCCTGAGCACTACACTTCTGACCCCTCTGGTGTAGAATGTATTCAGATTACAAGACACAGAAACTTTAATGTCGGAAATGCCTTTAAGTACCTATGGAGAGCTGGCATTAAAGATGATAGAAAACAAATAGAAGACTTGCAAAAAGCAATATTCTATATCAATGATGAAATTAATAGACTAGAAGGAAAATACAATGCCAACTTATGAATATACCTGTGTTGAGTGTGACAACACTATTACAAAGGCAAACGTGAAGGTAGATGATAGAGATCACCAGGTATGCGAAGGATGTGGAAATGTTTTGAAAAGAAGTTGGACGGTTGGACATGTTTCTGTTTGGGCTCCAACATCTGGTGGATATCGTTAATGTCAAAAAGAAAGGTGCAGTTAAGGTACAATCCTAATTGGGATGTTAAGTTTGAATACCAATATGGAAAAGATACCATTGTGCCAGGAACATTAGTTAAAATAAAGAATGTTCGTGGGGAATTTAAATTTGAAAAGTATGTCAAAAATACAGAATCAGGCATGGAATGGATTGATGTTATTGGCAATACTGGATATAGATCCTTTTATTTGCACGACTTTAAGGGTATAATTAAACCTAAGAAGAAAAGGATTAAAAAAGATGTCTGAAATTGAACTAGCTAATCGCTGGGAAAACATTAACAGAGTTGCAGAAGAATTTTTGAGAGGTAATACAAACCCTACAGTTATTGCTAAAGCAACAGGCTTTAAAAGGGCTGAGGTTATTGAGTACCTTGATGAATGGCGTATGGTTATTCGTAGCGATAGACAGGTTCAAGTTCGTGCTCGTGAGGCTCTTGCAGGTGCAGACCAACACTACTCAATGCTTATTAAAGAAGCATGGGAAGTAATTGAAGAAGCCAAAAGACAAGGACAGCTTCCACAACAAACTGCAGCATTAAAACTAGTAGCAGATGTTCAACAAAAGCAAATTGATATGTTACAAAAAGCAGGTATGCTTGATAACAACGAGATGGCAGAAAAGATTGTAGAAACAGAAGAAAAGCAACATGTTCTTGTTGAAATTATTCGTGATGTTGTTTCAGGCTGTGAAAGATGTAAGCCAATTGTGTTTGGAAAACTTAGCAAAGTAACAGGTCAAGCAGAGGAAATTTAATGTTTGAAGATATTATTGATCTTCTTGGTGGTGACGAGTTTGACGAAAAGCCAGTTGAGTTAGAAGAGTTTGTTACATCTGAAGACTTTTTAGGTCTACCACCACTTTCTAAATATCAGTATGATGCTATTAAAGCAATGAGTCAAATTTACAAAAAGCAAACTTTAGTAGGTTTGTACGGAGAAAAAACAGCAGAAGATAGATGGAATCAAACCTGTAATGAAGTAATCTTACAATTAGGCAAAGGATCTGGTAAAGATTACATGTCAACAATTGCTGTGTCCTACATGGTTTATTTATTGTTATGTCTAAAGGATCCTGCAAGATATTTTGGTAAGCCTCCAGGTGACTCTATTGATATTCTTAATATTGCTATTAACTCTGAACAAGCAAAAAATGTTTTCTTTAAGGGATTTAAAACAAGATTAGACAAGTCACCTTGGTTTCAAGGAAGGTACACGCCAACTGCTGGTGCTGTAAGTTTTGATAAGGGTATCACTTGTCATTCAGGTCACTCTGAAAGAGAATCGTTTGAAGGTTACAACGTACTCTGTGTAATTCTTGATGAGATTTCAGGCTTTGCAACAGAATCAACATCTGGTTCCGATCAAGCAAAAACTGCTTCTGCTATTTATGAAATGTATCGTGCATCTGTTGACTCTCGTTTTCCAGATTTTGGAAAGGTAGTCTTGCTTTCTTTTCCTAGATACAAGAATGATTATATCCAAACAAGATACGAGTCTGTTATTGCAGATAAGACTGTTGAAATAAAAGAGCATACGTTTAAGCTTGATGAAACAGTAGAGGACGGTAATACATCAAATGAATTTATTGTTGAATGGGAAGAAGACATAATTAATGCTTACAAGTTCCCAAAGGTATTTGCGTTACGCAGACCAACATGGGAAATTAATCCTACAAGAAGTATAGATGATTTTAAGATTGCATTTTATAAGAATCCAATTGATGCTTTATCTCGTTTTGCTTGTATGCCACCTGATGCTGTTGATGCCTTCTTCCGTTCAAGAGAAAAGATTGAAACTTGTTTTAGTGGAACCAATGGGGTAGATTCAACTGGAAGATTCTTTGAATCATTCAAGCCACAAGAAGATAAAGAATACTATGTTCACGTTGACCTTGCACAAAAGCATGACCACTGTGCGGTAGCACTTGCACACGTTGATAAATGGGTAACTCTTAGTACCTTTAATGACCATGAAGTAATTAATCCATTTGTGGTTGTAGATGCAGTTAGATGGTGGACTCCAACAGCAGATAAGACAGTAGAGTTTAAAGATGTAAAGAATTATATTCTTGAGTTACGCTCAAGAGGGTTTAGAATTAAGAAGGTAACATTTGATAGATGGAACTCTTTTGATATTATGAATGAGTTAAAGTCCCTTGGTATGAATTCAGAAACATTGTCTGTAGCAAAAAAGCATTATGAAGATATGCAAATGCTTGTAGCAGAAGAAAGAATCTATGGACCAAGAATTGATTTGCTTGTAGATGAGCTATTGCAATTACGAATTATTCGTGATAAAGTAGATCACCCAAGAAAAGGTTCTAAAGATTTAGCAGATGCTGTTTGTGGTGCAATATATAATTCAATCTTAAACACTTCTCGTGGAACTAGAGAAATTGAAGTTCATACATTTAGAGATTCAAGAGACACAAGCCATAGAGAAAAAGTAGATACTTTTTATCAGGAACCAAGTAAAAGCATGAAGGACATGCCAAATGATATATCAGATTTCTTAAGTGGAATTGGTTTTATTTAGTTGTATACTAGTATTATGGAGGTATAATGTTTGACGATTTTGATGAAGAAGATTTTGATGAGGAAGAAATGTTTTCTTACATGATTGAAAATGGCTATGTTGAAATTTCTGGCATAGATCCAAATGGAGAATTTGTTTACAAAATGACTAGAAAAATGGGACAACACTTTCCTGAAATTTTTGAAGAGCATTTAGCCATGACTAACGCCCTAGTTTTTGATGTATGGCAAAAAGGATTACTTGAAGTGGTAATGAACCCCAAT